GTGCTTTTTGGTACTCTTCTAAATGGTCACTTGCTCCCTGATACATAAAGGGACATCTATTTGCTACAATAGAACGACCTGGTAATTGTATTCCACTTAAATCAAAAGGAGAAGCAAGTTCTAAAGTCACTTGTATTTTAGTTCTTGACTTAATTCTATCTATGTACCATACTTGTCTAGGAAACTCTACTGGTGGACTTGCATCGCCGCTTTCTCCATACAGATATTTCTTAAGAGTAAGTCTGCGAATCACTTTTAGTCCAACTAAAGAATCATATTCTGTAGTTCCTATTCCGCCACTAAATGCTGTAGTTGCATTTGCTATTGAGACAGTAGGCTTTGGTTGCGCTCCATCATTTTTAGTTTCAAAACCATCTGCTTTCATTGGAATAGCAGTATATGTTCTAATAGTACTATTATCAGTAAAGTCTCTCATTTGAACGCTAGTCAAATCAGAATCCACGCCTGACATTACATATATGTAAGTATTTTTAGCATACTCGATTTCAAAAAGTTGTACCAGTTCTGAGCCTGGGTCTAACTTCTGTAAATCTTTTATTATAATCTTCTCTGTCATTATGCTTCGTAAACTCGTCTTGCTGTTGCTTTTAAGTCATAGTAGTCATCATACTTCCAAGTCTGATTCCATTTTTCTATAACCACTTTTACTGTTTCTTCATTCCCACTTTCATTAGTATTTGCAAAAGTATAATCAAAAGCTGTTGCTCCTTTTTTACTTGCAAAGAAGTCTACAATATCATCAATCTCATCTTTAGGTCTATTTACAAAAGAAAGTTCAAAAGATTGCTTAGTATTATTTATACCATTTGCAATTCTTTGCTCATATCCATCACCGAACTCTGTTTTAAATATTACAGTTTCGTTTGATTGTGTAAAACCTTTATCTGGTCTTACAACTCCTAATGATCCACCTACGTTAAATCCTAATGCCATAATCTTATCCTGTTGGGTTTAATATTCCGCCTGGAGCTTGTTCTTTCATAATGGTTGACATTACAGAAGCGTTAATTGCTTCTGCTAGTGCTGAACCGCCATCTGCTGTTACATCTGCACTTGCTCCTGAGCCATCAATATTTACATTTATACTTGTATTGTTTGTTGCGTTTGCACCTTTTCCTAAATCTACTGGTATGCTCTTATTGTCTGGTAGTGGTACAACTGCTTCATTTTGTTTTCCTTCTCCAACTAAATATGTTGGTTGAGTTGCTATTCCACCCTTAGCGTATCTTGGCATAATACCACCGTTTGCTAAACCTATTGGCATTTTATTTCCAATAAGTCCACCTTTTGCGAATGGTAACATAGATAGTAATGGGCCAATACCTGGTATCATTCCTAGTAATGGTTTTAGAAGTCCCATCATACCTCCGCCACCGCCACCGAGTAGTCCACCTAAGATTCCTCCTCCAGAGCCACCCATAAGTCCTCCGAGAAGTCCACCAGTTCCACCACCACCAAGTAATCCTTGTAGTGCACCACCGATTCCACCTTCTCCCATTAGGTTGCCCATGAAGTTTTTCATCATGCCACCTTCTCCAAACATATCTGCAAATAAGTCACCAAATAAAGAGTTGGCTCCGCCTTCTCCTTTTCCAAAAAGACCAGTACCATCTCCTTTTATAAGGCCCATTAAGTTGCCTCCAAAAGTATCTATAGTTTTACCTAAGTCTCCAAACATTGCTGAGAACCCTGTACCGCCAGTATTTGTTCCTTTTGTAATAACTTCTTCTATTTGTTCACCAATAGTTTGACCTGTTTTTGAATCAATATTTTTCTTATTGTCATCTCCAGTACCGTCTCCACCAGGCCCGCTTCCTGCTCCTCCTGTTGGGTCACTTACTCCTGCATTTGGCACTCCCATTGATGTAGCAATTGCTGTTGCATGTTGTCCTAAAATAGTTGCTAAGTTTTGGGCATGAGTTACTAGTGCTTCTTGTGTTTGCTTTGCTGCTTTTTCTTCAGGAGTTAATTCTTTTGTTAATATCTTTTTAAGCATTGAATCAGGATCCATAGCTTCTGATGCTTTTTGTAATAGTCTTGACATTCCTTTTGTCATTGGGTCAACTAAGAACGAGTTAACAAGTTCTTGTGTAACTGCTTTTTTCATAGCATTTCTAATAGCATCAACTGCTTGATATGCTTTTTTTGTACCAAGTATTGCATCTGTTAAGTTTGTACTTGCCGATTGTTCAAAACTTTCAATAAAAGTATCTCCAATTCTTTGTACAAGAGATAATTCATTTTCTAGTAATTTTATCTGTGCTTCTTTAGCTTCTATTTGATCGTTATGTGTCTCTAAAACTTTTGCTTCTGTTGCACTTCTTCCATCAGTAAGATCAAGTGCAACACGCTCTGCAAAGTTTTGTTTATCAATAAGGTCAGAAAGTTCTCTTCTCATAACTAATAAATCATTTTGTTTTGCTACATATTTATTAGTTCTTGTATTTAAAGCTCCTAATTTTTTATTTTCTCTATCTCTTAGTGCTGCAATTCTTTTTGTTAAATGTTCTTCATCTGCTAAAGTTTTTACCATCTTTAAATGAGCATCTAATAATTCTTGTGCAAGTTCAACTTGATTTTCTAGTCCTTTTAAGTAATCAAGATTAATTCCTAATATACCCTCTAATTGTGATAAAGTACCTTCTCCTATGACTTTTAAATTACGTGCTTTTTCAGAAGCTAATTGAAGTGCACCTGCAAGTTTTCTTGCAGCATTTGCTTCTTTATCAAAAGTAGTTCCTGCTGCTAAAGTAACGTATTCTTTTCTTAAGTTTTCTACTTGTTCTACTGTTTCTTTTATATTGTTTTTAAATTGTCCAAAATTAGAAGAGGCTTTATTTATTGTTGAATCTAATTCTGCTAACTGTTTATCAGATAATTGTGTAATGTCCTTAAACTGTTGTAGTTCAGGATATAAAATCTTTAATTTATCAAAGTAAGCTGTAGTATGATATACTAAGTCTCTGTACCCTTTTGTTGTTTTTTGGTCAGCTGTTGCTTCGTTTATCTTTTTGATATGATCTGCTAATCCACTTGTTCCAATAGCATTTCCAAGTTTAACTAAATCATCAACAGAAGTTAATTGATCAATTCCTATTATAGGATTTCTCATATTTTCTAAATCTATTAACTTTTGACGAGCATTTTCTGCACTTTTAGCTAGTTCTTCTAATTTTTCTTTTTCTCTATCTATTTCTTTTTGAGCATCTTCATACGCTCTAGCTGAGTCTCTGGCAGATTCTGCCATACCTTGTAGTCCTTTTTGAGCTTTTTCAAAACCAAAAAATCCCGCAAGACCACCCAAACCCTCTAAAAGTTTTGCCCATATCTTTATAAATCCTGCTACTATACTTCTCCAACTATTAAATGCTGCAATCAATCCTTGAATAACAAGAAGAACTATACCAATTGTACCAGCCGCTCCTAACACTCTATTAGCAACTTTACCAAAACCTTGAGCAGCTTTTGATAATAGAAGGAAAGTTCCTTGGCCTGCAACTTTTATAACATTAAAGGATGCAACAAAAGCTCCTTGTACAGTTGCTGCAACTCTTCTAGATACACCTTCAAAACCTTTTACTGACATTCTTTGTTTTGCAAAAGAAAGTTCTAATGAACGAACAACTGCTATATCCTTACCTTTAAATATACCGCTTACAATTTTACCATGTTTTTGATATTGTTGTTCTGCTGATTTAAGAGCTTTTGATAAGTTTGCTTTGTCTGTTCCTGACATTGTACCTTTAGCAGCTCTTTTTAATACAGGAGATTTGCTCCCCCTTGCTAATTTTTTAGCAGCACCTTGAGTATCTGCTGCAAGAGCTTCTGGGCTAAATCCACCCGATTTAAAGGCGGAAAATCCAGCTTTCATTTTTGCGGTACTTTGAGTTACAGAAGCTGCTAATCTTTCCATTCTAGCGGCAGTATTAGTTGTAAAACTTTCTATATCAACACCTAAAGCTCCAAGTATCTCTCCACCCATAGATTTTGCAAATAACCCAATAACAGCTATAGCTGCTACAATATTTTTATTTAGAACATTTGCAAAGAAATTAGCTAAAGGAGTTACAACTCCAAGTATGCTCTGCATCAAGTCTGAGAAAGTCGTTGCTAATTGATTTAATTGATTGACAGGAACTTTATCTCCTATAGCAGAGAAGTTACTTTCTGCTTGTCTAAGAGTTTCATTTAACACAGCTTGTGATTTTTCATAGGTGGTTAATTCTTCTCTTGTTTTTCCAATAGAGGCTGCATATCTACGAGTAGCAGTTTCCAATCTTAGTGTAATACCAAGTTCATCTAAGAGTTCTGGTTCTGCTTTTGTTGTACCTTGAACGATACGATTGAATGTGTCTTCAAAGTTTCTACCAAGTGCAATAGAAGCTTTTGTGGAAGCATCTGCTACTGCTACCATTTGCTCGGAACTAAATCCTTTTGCAAACATAATCGCTGTTGAAGAACCAGCTTTTTGTAAGTCAACCTGTGATCTAGTTGCTGCTTGGACATCGGCGGTTAACTGTTTCATATTAGCACCAGTAACTTCAGCAAAAGCTAATTGAGAAGCTTGAAGTGCTTGGAAGTCTGCAGCATTTTGCATAACTCTAAAAGCAGCTCCAAGAGCAAAGAGGGTGGATGCTAGAACAGCATATGATTGGACGAGTCCACCCGTTCCTTGTTGCATACGCGCAAAAGCCTTTGAGCCAGATTCAACACGACCAGACATAGCCTGCATATTTCTACGGACATCGCCCGCAGATTTACTGGTTCCATCTAATCCTTTTTTAGCTTTTTTGGCTTCTTTTTCTACTACTTTAAGTGAACCGTCAGAGGTTACTTCAAAGGTAATAGTTGCGCCTTTAATCGTTTTTGCCATTTACTTTACTTTCGCTTTACGCTTTTCAGCGTCCTGTCGAGCTTTTACTTTTACATTCATCATGTCCTGATGATAATGCTCAATGTGCTTTAAAAAATAGATACAAGTTTTTTTATCTTCTATCTCATGAACATCTAAAACTGTGCCCAATGCAGATAAATCTTTACCCATATAAAAACCTGACATTCCATCCCATCGGTCTGAAAGTAAGTTATGTATAAAAAACGCTTCTTGTACCTCTCTAGGATATATATCCATAGTTGGAGGCATTTTTTCAGGGTCAGGCTCTTGATTTAGTTGCTCACAAACTGCGAGATACTTATCTAAATCAATTCCTGTGTCCTTAAAGTGTCTTTTTATTAACGCAAGTATTTGTATTACTTGCGTTGAGTAAAATTATCCAGATCTCCTACAGTATCGGTAACCCATTGGTCGAAGTCTGCTGCGTTTCTCATTAGAGTCTCCGCATTTTCTTGAGAATACTCAAGTTCTTCGTCTTTGGCCACTCCGCTTGTATCTACTAATAGAAGCTCTTCTAAGTAAGAATACTTTAGCCCTTTCCAATTTTTGATGATTGATTTGCAATATTCGTGTAAGAATGTTTCCTCATCGAGTTGTTCTTCAAATGCTCTAGTTTTCTTATTAAACTTATTTTTTAAGCATCTACTTCTGAGTTTTAATAACTCTTCTCTACTAAGGTATGTCAAATCAACAACAAATCCTTCAAATCCTGGAAAGTCGATTGATACTGTTTTGCTTGGAGTTAATAAACTCTTCAGTGATACTGGTTGTTTTACTTCTTTTTCTGTCATAATATTCCTATAAAATGGGAGGGCATTTCACCCTCCCGGTTTATGTTTAAATTAGCTTACGTAAGTAATGCCAACTTCATTTGTAGCTGAAGCGGCTGTACCTGATGATAAGTCTGTTGATAAGCCGTGGAAGGCTACATCTACTGACACTACATCTTCGAAACTATGTGTTGGTAATTCTAAATGTGCTTTCGCAACTTGAACATTTGCTCTTGGAGTATTACCACTACCTCCAATGCTGAATGTTAAATCAAATGCGTTTGTAATTACACCACGAGATTCTTGCAATCTCTCAAAT